ATGGACGAACAGTGGGGCTATGTCGGGGCTAAATCGCGCCAGCGCTGGCTGTTTTACGCGTATGACAGTCTCCGGAAGACGGTTGTTGCGCACGTATTCGGTGAACGCACGATAGCGACGCTGGGGCGTCTTATGAGCCTGCTGTCACCCTTTGACGTGGTGATATGGATGACGGATGGCTGGCCGCTGTATGAATCCCGCCTGAAGGGAAAGCTGCACGTAATCAGCAAGCGATATACGCAGCGAATTGAGCGGCATAACCTGAATCTGAGGCAGCACCTGGCACGGCTGGGACGGAAGTCGCTGTCGTTCTCAAAATCGGTGGAGCTGCATGACAAAGTCATCGGGCATTATCTGAACATAAAACACTATCAATAAGTTGGAGTCATTACCATCTTTCTCAACAACCTGCCGGCTCCCGGAGGATATAATTGTTGTGTCAGCTTTCCCGCCGCTTTTGATATTTTGCGTTCCGCTGTTGATATTGGTGCCTGTGGCTATGCCATAATTATTAATATTCTGTGTGCCACCATTAATTATGGTATTTGTCGCGTTTCCTGCAACATCCATAACCCCGCCATTATCTATTCGGGTCGCATCAGCTTTAGCATTGGTTAAAACTGACATTGTTCCTTTATCTTTAATAATCGTCTTGTTTGCCGAACCATATGCGTTTATGTCTAAATGACCACCGTTTTCCAGCAACACATTGTCTGCCACGTGATTGTGGATGGAGAATGCACCTTCACTATTCGTACCGCTCACCGTCGTACCGTTAGTGTTAGTTTTTAAAATTGCACCATCGTGCTGGGTAACATTTGTTGCCGTACCACCACTAACATCAAGCACGCCACCAGAATAAACTTCAATAACATCCGAGGTGCTGGTGTTATCAACAATTTGCGTGCCACCAGAATAGATATGCGTATTTTTTGCCGTTGACTTACTATTCAGAGACTGAGTTCCGCCTTCAATCGTCGTGTCCAGCGCACGGCTCTCATATACTCTTTGCTCACCGCCATTTTTAATGGTTGTTGTTTCTACTGTGCTCTGTTCAACATACTGTCGACCACCATTTATGGTTGTGTTCGTTGCCAGACTTCCTTGTACTACGTCCTGAGAGCCAGACTTATTTATCGTTGTACCATCAGCATGCCCTTGAACTTTTACTATCTGGCTACCACCATCAATGAGTATTCCATTCGCACTCCCTCCCTCTACGCGTGAAGCACCGCCCTTAATTGTCGTTCCATTGCTGATACCCCCTTTATAAACGTCCTGATTGCCACTCTCGATTGTCGTACCTGTGGAAATACCCCCGTCATGAATTGACTGTCTGCCACCGTTAATGGTTGTATTATTAGCCTGCCCCACAAAATTGTTATGACTTCCTATATCTTGATATCCACCAGATTCAATAAGACTTCCATTAGATACCCCGCCATGAACATTCTGCTGGCCATGGTTGATAATATGAGTGTTATTTGTTGTACCTCGTTCATCCACTTTTTGGTTGCCATCTACAGTCTCATCGTTTACCACACCAATAACATTAGTAGTGAAGGCAGCCATCCCGGGCGGGGCATATATCAAGGCAGATATCAATAAGGAAAGTACTGAGCGGCGACAATAATAGGGACTGGTCCTGTTCATAAATTTCATCCTCTGAAAAGTGAATACTGAGTAGCGTTTAAGCGACCTTAGCTTTGCTGCAACATCAGCCCACAGGCACCAGACCAGGGGATTCATCCTGAAGAGACAGCGCAAGTGTATTGTGTTCACCGCTCATCAAAGACATCATGATGAAATGATGATATTCCGCATAAGAATGAGGCATTTTTTAAACGCAGTGCGCTGAAGTGTGGTTGGATAAAAAAGTCAATCCATTCAGGAAATACGGGCGTATTCTTTTCTTTCGACAATGAGGCCGTTGGCAAAATAAAATGATTTACATAATCGTTTCTGATGAATATCTTCTGCTCACATAAAAATCACACAATAACTTTGAGATCGCAGATTGTTTTACTTTTACAGCATTCGTCCCCCCATTGTTGGGCAAATATAGATTGGGCCAGAGCACGAAAGTTAATACCACGTTCGCACAGCTCCTCCAACAGCACGACAAGATGCCACATACTGCGCCCCAGTCGGTTCAGTTTACAGACTAGCAGTGCGTTCCCTGCCGATGATGTCCTGACCAGTTTTTTCAGTCCGGACCTCCTGCCACGGTTTTACGTTGAAGTGGTAACCCTGAGCACGCAGTTCTTCAGTCAGGCGTGGTGCACCGTAACGCTGTTATTGCTGGGTAAGATCAAAAAACTTTCAGGCAGCTAAGGAAAGTTGAACCAGACATTAGATGAAATATTTCAACCAATTACAGCACCAATTCAGTCACTGCCAGCCCACCAAATAAATCAAGGGGTTACATGAAAACGTAGCCCCTTTTTCTTTGGTAGTGACACTAAAATGGATGTAGTGTGAAGAATAATCCCGTTTACTCAATCAATAATACATATTGTTTCAATCTACGTTATTATCTCTTTGTAAAAATTGCCATTTATTAATCATTGAAAACTGCTTTTAGAACTTGATACAACGGGACTAGTCACAACAGGACTATTCTCAACGGGATCATCCTCAGAGGAACTATCATCAAAGTCATCATCCATAAATAAAATATCATCGAATGGTGCCACGCCCGTGATGAGTTTTATTTTATTATTACGATCAGTCAATACTCCACTTAAACCGTTTTCGCTCACAGGTTTTAATGATTTTTCATTACTCTTGTTGTAAGCAGGCGCATTAAAAATACACGGAGTATCAACATCAAACAATGACGTTCCCCAGTTCACATATTGAATATCATAGTTACTGAAGTTCTGTCCAGAAAAGAAGCACCCCTTAAAATCCAATCCACGTAAATTATATAAACCACCCTCTTCTTTTTGGAGAGTAATGTTAATTTTGGCTATCTCCCGGACATCATCGCCATTTTTGTATTTGAATACCGTTTCAAGATGTTCTCCAGACAGCTTGACTTCAGGAAATAATTTGAAATCAAAGCCTATATTATTATGTGTCAACGTAGATGAACAAAAAATGGAAAAAGCTTGCAGTGCTGAATTATAGCTATCGATTTTATCTTGAGGCTGAGCTCTTGGTAAAAACTTATAGCAACACTCATAAAAATTAAACAGAAGCTCTGAAGACCTTGTATTTTTATCAAATAATACCCCCTTGAACTCATTCACAAACGCATCTTTTTTTTCTTGAATATCTATGGGGTGTTCCTTTGACTCTGACAAAGATGAAATCTCATCTATTTTGTTTTCATATGAATTACGTGATTCCATACAGACATTTGGCGGCGTTTCTAAAATAACACTACGCGTACTACTTGGCTTAAGTAAACCAACATGAAAATCACTTTTTCTTATATTATCGAAAAGGTTCTATTCATTTCTTTTAGCGCATTCAAAAAACTGATCGGCATTATTTTTATTCGATAATTTTTTAGTTTCAGAAAACACATTTTCATTGTTTTCCAGCTTTAGTTTAATGAGAAGATTTTCCCAGACCTGCTTGCTTAAACATATTACGTCAGGCTCACCAGAACTAACTAACTCGTGATTATTATTAAAGTGTACGTTGAATACCTTTAAGTTATTTTCACCAACTTCATATTTAATACGTTTTAATTGTTCTCCAGCTCCCATAATGACAAAGGCGTTGCCTTCTTGATATATACATTCAGACATCATTTTTTGTAAAGTTTCAAGAGCACCGCGATACGTCTCTGATGCAGCTTCCTTACAAATTAATTTTAAAATACTATGAGCTAGTAGCTCCATGTGTTTAGAAGATTTATTTTCATTATAACTTCCACTACCCAAAACTGCGCTAGCGTTAAATCCGTTGCTTTTACTAACTAACATTGTCTATTCCTCAATTAATGTCTACATGGCTATTTTTAATGTTATTACTGTTTGTCACTATAAAAAAACGCTCATTTGAGACAATTACTGACATTAACTGCTTCACTTGCTACGCATGGAACTTTTAATTAAATTAGCACAGGAATGTTAAATTTAATAAACAAAAGGTTATTTCGCTGTATGATAAAAAAAACCGTTATAATTTATTAGTGAAAATCGTTTTTCAAGTGTTAGAAATTTATATCTCAATAGCGTTGGTTAATGAGCATAGCCACGCTCCTGTAACGCTCACAAAACTCATCTGCCTGCGGCGGGTGTTCTGGTCAGTAGTAGATGTTTAAGGCGTGGCAGAGACATTTCATCCTTACTCTACGGCATTGTTCTACATACATTGGTTGTGGTACTCACTTATCATCAGTGAGCGAACAGAGAATAGTTCAGTGATTTGAGTAATTAACCTGATTAAATGAAGGGGTATAATAAATGATAATACTCTGGCTTTATCGTTAATTACTTAATTCCACATGTAAGCAATTTGCCCGCTTGGCATAGCAGGCATTTTTTCCAGGTACTTTTGAATGAGTACTGATGGATAAATACATTGCAGTGGCGTGCCACGTACCAAAACACCAGCCCTCATTCGAAACCACCCACCGCACTTCTTCCTTGAAATGGCGTTAGTCATGAAATATAGACCGCCATCGAGTACCCCTTGTACCCTTAACTCTTCCTGATACGTAAATAATGATTTGGTGGCCCTTGCTGGACTTGAACCAGCGACCAAGCGATTATGAGTTGGTTGATAACCCTTTACTTACAGATACTTAGCGATACTTTTCAATACCTTAGCATTTTTTAAAACTACTGTATAAATACCTGTATATACCCCAAAATACTTCTTTACGGTATCCTATAGGTATCCTGGAGCAGAACAAGCGATTTTCCAGGATACCAGATCGCTTGGTGGGGTGTATGAGTGAAATTATTCAGATTCTCTAAAGTAAAAATTGCAGAACTGCCAACGCCGGAACATGGACAGGTCGAATATGGTGATACGGAGGTTAACGGGCTGCGTGTCCGTGTAGGTTCGTCTGGTGTGAAAAGTTTCTGCATTTCCCGTAAGCGTAACGGAAAATTTATTCGTGCAACGCTGGGGCGTTTTCCTGATCTGAGCGTGGATAATGCCAGGGCTAAAGCTATGGAACTCCTTGGCGAAGTCGCCACAACGGGGATAAATCCGAACATAGCAAAGCGCACTAACAACAAGGCCATGATAACGCTGAGTGAGGCGATTGACGCCTACGTAAAAAATCGTGGCCACCGCCTGAAACCCTCCACAGAAAAACAGTACCGCAGCATATTACAGAATTATTCCGGTGACTGGATGGCCCATACCCTCGCCAGTATTTCCCGCGAACGGGTGGAACAACGGCATAAGGCCATCACTGATGGGGCTGTATGGTTCGGTGCTGATAAAACCACGTTACGGGCTGGGGTTGGTACAGGAAGCAAGGCACAGGCCGATTTATGGGCGCGTGCGCTACGTGCTGTGTGTCGGTTTGCGCATGATCATTACCGTGATGATGCGGGTAATACTCTTTTACCGGATCCGCCGACTCTGGTACTGAGCACCAAGCGCCAGTGGCACGGAACGGTAAGAAAAACGGAACGTATCCGCCTGCATGATTTTCCCCGCTGGTTTGCTGCTGTAGCTGCTGTGCGCGACCAGGGCGAACAGGAAAGGGATGATATAGCTGTTACGGTATGTGATGCCGTGGAAATGGCACTGTTTACCGGACTGAGGAAATCAGAAGTTTTTGGCCTTACGTGGGATCGCGTGAATATGGGCGGTCGCTTTTTCTGGATAGACACCACGAAAAACGGGGATCCGCTTGAACTGCCGATCACTGATACGTTGCGGAAAATGTTTCTTCGCAGGCTAAAAAACAAAGCTGCTGATGATGTGCTGGTGTTTCCTGGCGTGAAGGGAGTGATTCAGGAGACACGGCACATCATAGACCGGATAAGCGCGGCTACCATTCCTGAGGCGAACGATGAAATGCTCTTCCCTGTCCCGTTTAAGTGGCACGACGCACGCCGGACGTTCGGAACGGTTGCTGAGCTGGTGGGCGTGGGTAATTACATCCTCAAGCGCCTGATGAATCACCGCACTATGCGAAGTGCCGACGTAACGCAGGGGTATTTACATTTCGGTGCTGATGAACTGCTGGAGCCAGCATCACGGATAGAACGGGCAATTCTGGAACATGCCGGGCTGGTGGAGAGTAAAAAATCTATCGATGCGCAATTACTTTCCGCACTGGAGGGCATGAGTGATGATGAAAAACGTCGTTTACTATTTGCTATAGTACAAGAAAAGAATGACATATATGGGTGATAACAATATATCGGTCAAACAATATATTATTTATTCGGTTATGAATGATTTAATTACTGGTGGGCGAGACTCTTCAGTTTTAAACGTTCCTGTATCTTTATCCCCGAAAAACTCCACCATAGAGGCTATAAAACGCTTGATTGATGATATAAGAGATTATTTTTATAAATCAAAGTATCCAACAAGAGAATTTCTTTTGTGTTATGGTTTAGAATTAAGAGAAATCGAGCAATATCCTATTGAATTAGCTATAAGAATGGATTCATGTGGTTTTTTAATATTTGATAGTAAACTATCTTGTCAGGTTGTCGATACTTTAAATTCAGCAGTTGCATTGTACCATGTCGGAATGCGTAATCACGCAGACAAACTTACTAGGGTTGGTGTTGAGTTATTGCTTAATGACTTTTTTGAAGAAATTATATCGAACCATGAAAAAGATAAAAAAATAAAAGATGCTTTATCCTTATCACAGAAAGAAAAAGCGCGCAAACCAAGAAATCATTATTACAATGAAGTTATGCACGTAATTAAACTAACATGGGAAAAGTACCCTAAAGCCAGTAAAACAGGTTTATTGAACGAGCTTTCTGTTTACTATCATGGGAAAGTAAGTAAAAACACTCTGGATAAATGGATTAAAGAATCAGGAGCACAACCACCAAGACCTGATAAATATTCTTCGTTTGAACTTGTTCACCCCCAATAGCTGGCTAGTGTATCTTAATAGCTGGCTATTAAGGCTAAATAACTGGTAACCTCCCCACAGCAACTGGCTATTGGGCTAAAAACAAAATACCCATTGATTGATATTTATCACCGTTGTTACTTAGAAGTACACGGTGATAGATATGAATTTAAAGAAATCTGATTTATCAACTGACCGCCTTACACGTGCTGAAGCTGCTGCCTACCTTGGCGTTAACAATCAAACGCTGGCGAACTGGGCCTGTACTGGCAAGGTAAAAATCCCTTTCCATAAGCTGGGGCGCAAAGTGCTGTATATGCGCACTGATCTCGATGCTTATCTTGCATCCACTCGCAGAACGCAGACGGTGTAAGGGGGAGTGATGGCACATAAAACAAAGGCGACCGCAGAGGGCCGCCAGTGGCATAACACTAAACTTGAGCATATCCAGAATACCAGGTTGTTGGCTGGTGGGCAATGCTATCAGTCTGGCTCGATTCGCTGCCATGCCTGCAATGAGCGTATTTTCCTAGAATACTCTTTAAGGTACTTCTCAAGGATAAACGCACATGGTGCGAATCTCTCCGGTTCATGTTCGTTTACCGCATTTTTGCGTTGTTTTTTCTTGGATGAGGATAATTTCTTTAATGATTTGTCAGTCATCGTAGATACCTGTAACCCTGTGCGCCACAGTTCACCGCACCACGGCGCTGGTGATGGTTACTCCTGCTCTTTGGCCTTGCGCCGCTGGCGGCGTTTGATCTCATCAAGGATTTTTCTTGGTAAGAAGCCTGCTGGTTTATTCTCTGGTAGAGAAAGTTTGTTATCGGTCTGCTTTTCAGTCATACATCAGCCTTTAGGTTCAATGCCGCGTCGCTTTAGTTCGGCACGAGCTAATTCTTTAAACCAATTGCCGAGGGTTAGGCCATCGGCGGTTGCTGCCTCGTTTACTTGCTGGCGTAGTTCTTTGCTAATTCGTATCTGGAATGTCGGCGACCATCCCTCGCCGCGTGGTGATTTATCCCGCTTTAATGTTGACATGTACGTACGTAACTCCTATTATCATCAATATTACGTACGTACATTAACAGTAAGTGCAACAAAAAACAAAGCCCCGCAAGTGTCGTTACCACTCGCAGGGCTTCTAACCACCAACGATAACGAGAGTATCGAGGTAGCTATGAGAAATCATACCATACACCCGCAAGGGCGGGATTCGCACAACCTGAATAAATTCGCCTGGCGTTTTATCGCCCTGAGCGCCGCAAAACCGCGTGTGATTACCATCGTGGCCACCAGCGAACAGGAAGCACGCCAGCACTCCCCGGCTGGCTGCGTGATGGTATTCGCCGCCCGTATTCGTCAGGGGGTGTGCCATGCCTGATATGTCAAATTACCAGTACCTGATTAATCCGCATTTTAACTGTGAGCATGATATTGCTAAAAAGGTTTATTCCGCTGCGGATGGGGCGACTGACAATATATCAATGGCCGTTGCGTCAATTGGTAGCCTGATGTGGCATGCGTCAGAAAATGAGGACTATGACGAAAAGGCCATGCGCATTGATATGGGTAATATCGGTTTGTTACTGGCAATGCTTGGACATTTTGATATTTCGTTACGGTGCACCATTGAAAATGCCACAGATGCATTAAATGCCATAAAGAAAGCGAATACTGATTCAAATCGGGGATAAATAATCATGAGAACGTATTTATCTGGCTTGACTGCCAGCGGTTATGCACATCCCAAAATTATCCCCGGCGCTATTTATCTGGATAAGAACGGTAACAGAGTAACGGTAAAAGAACTGATGTTTGACCGTGTGTATTTTATTCGTGATGGCTATTCATTTCATAGTTCGCTGAACGTGGAGATCTTTATTAGCAGATTCAGGCGGGAAATCCCGCTTTCCAGAAATAACCATGTGTCACGTGTGAATGTGGATAAAAAACTACAGGAACTGAAAAACATGATTGCCGCGTGGAGAGAGCAGAAATGAAAAAAGCGCCAAATTTAAAACACCAGTCGCGTGACAAAATGACGGAAGTCATCATTTTTGCGGGTAGTGATGCGTGGGCACATGCGAAGCAGTGGCAGGAACAGGACGGGCGACTGGCTGGCGATAACGTGCCTCCTGTCTGGCTTGGAGAGCAACAACTTGCCGAACTGGACAACCTGCAAATCGTACCGGACGGACGCTATCGCGTGCGTCTCTATCAGGCGGGGTTATTGCGTCCGGGGCTTGTTAATACCATCGGGCAGAAACTGGCAGCGGCAGGTGTCAGGGATGCTGATTATTATCCTGAAGGAATGCACAGCCAGAAACGGGAGAACTGGCGCGAATATCTGGAACGTGAACGGGCAGAGCAGGCGGAAAAGAAAAAGGTAGTTGAACTGCCTGTAAAGAAAAAAGAGCGGGTAAAAGACGATAACGCTTCATCACTGGCGCTTAACCAGATGGGAGCAAGTCAACGCGGCGAAGTTCTCCTGGCACATTATGGCGGTGAATTGGCGATTCATGCTGACTCTGACACTGTTCACCATTACAACGGCGTTGTATGGGAGCCAGTACAGGATAAAGAATTACAGCGAGCTATGGCACAGATTTTCATTGATGCGGAGATCAGCTATTCGCAGAACGCCATTAAATCGGCGGTCGATACCATGAAGTTAAGTTTGCCTGTAATGGGGAATACAGCCCGTAACCTGATTGGATTCAGTAACGGGGTATTTGATACCAGAACAGGTAATTTTCGGGGGCATAACAAAAACGACTGGTTGTTAATTGCCAGTGAATTACCTTTCAGCCCACCAGCAGAGGGGGAAACACTGGCAACACATGCGCCGAATTTCTGGAAGTGGTTACGCCGTTCGGTGGCTGAGAATGACCGCAAGGCAGATCGCGTACTGGCGGCATTATTCATGGTGCTGGCGAACCGGTACGACTGGCAGTTATTCATTGAGGTAACAGGGCCGGGGGGAAGTGGTAAAAGCGTGATGGCGGAGATTTGCACCATGCTGGCGGGTAAGGCTAATACAGTATCAGCAAGCATGAAGGCGCTGGAAGATGCAAGGGAACGTGCGTTAGTGGTTGGCTTTTCGCTGATTATCATGCCGGATATGACCCGCTACGCTGGTGATGGGGCAGGGATTAAGGCCATTACAGGCGGTGACAAGGTGGCAATTGACCCGAAACACAAAGCCCCCTACTCAACGCGTATTCCGGCAGTAGTGCTGGCGGTTAACAATAACGCCATGTCATTCAGTGACCGCAGCGGGGGGATCTCACGTCGTCGGGTGATATTCAATTTTTCGGAAGTTGTACCGGAGAACGAACGCGATCCGATGCTGGCGGAAAAAATAGAAGGTGAGCTGGCGGTAGTGATTCGCCATCTGCTTACACGGTTTGCTGACCAGGACGAAGCCAGACGCCTGTTATATGAGCAGCAGAAATCTGAAGAAGCACTGGCGATAAAGCGAGAGGGGGATTCGCTGGTGGACTTCTGCGGCTATCTCATGGCGTCGGTAATGTGTGATGGCCTGTTAGTGGGTAATGCTGAAATTGTGCCATTCAGCCCGCGCAGGTATCTCTATCATGCCTATCTGGCTTATATGAGGGCTCATGGGTTTGGTAAACCTGTAACACTGACGCGCTTCGGTAAAGATATGCCTGGGGCAATGGCGGAATATGGCAGGGAGTATATAAAACGGAAAACGAAGCACGGTTTACGTTCAAACGTGACACTGACGGAGGAATCAGAAGACTGGATGCCATCATGTGTATCAGTCACTAATGACGATAGCAAAAATTAAACTTATGGAATAACTGTTCACCACTGTTCACCCTGTCATAAATATCTTTTATATCAGTATATTATAGGGTGAACAGTTATTTATGAACTATTCACCAAACTATTCACTGTTCACCTTTTTGGTTGTTTATTGAGCTTCAAGGGTGAACAGTGGTGAACAGTTGGTGAATAGTTTTTGTAAAACTGTTCACCCCTTAACAGTATGAATTTAAATGGAAAATATCAAAAGGTGAACAGGTGAAGGGTTAAAATACAAAAATTTTAATTTATTGCTCTGAGATAAAGCCTATGACAGCGAAGCGCACAAAAAAAACACAATCGCACGCCCTTGATTTGACGGAACACTGGTTAAGGGGGTCGATAAAAATCATCGACCGCAACGCCGGGGAAGGATACGCGAAAGCACATCCCGAACTGATAAGCGCATTCATGACCACGGCGGCGGCAAATTTTGCCACGCTAACAGAGCGGGAGATTGCCGAAGCGGAACAGGTAACAACCATCAACGTTAAAACCGGAGAGCAGACAGCATGACAGCACAGATAGCGGCTTACGGACGGCTGGTGGCTGACCCGCAGTTAAAGACCACTAGCAAGGGTACACAAATGACGATGGCTAGTATGGCGGTCCCCCTTCCGTGCAGCCAGGCAGATGACGGAACGGCGACGATGTGGTTATCCGTCCTGGCGTTTGGCAGACAGGCCGACGCACTGGCAAAACACCACAAAGGCGAACTGGTGAGCGTGGCGGGTAACATGCAGGTAAGCCAGTGGACAGGCCAGAACGGCGAAACGCGGCAGGGCTGGCAGGTTATCGCAGACAGTGTAATCAGTGCCAGAACGGCGCGACCGGGCGGCAAAAAAGGTCAACAGGGCCAGGCTACTGACGCACTGAACAGGGCAAAACAACAGTCGGGGAATGATGATCCGTACGGCGATAATATACCGTTTTAAATTCTGCAAATAAAAAAATGCCGGAAGAAAATAGATTTTCCGGCATGCTACATAAATCCCGACCAAAGGAAGTAAATACATTAACACGAATTATCAGCACTGAAGTTGTCACGGCAGATTTTATACAACATTGCACTTGGTTGCATGTATTCGCATAGCAAATATCGGTGATAGCATATATCCACAATTATTTTTAATGAATGCAAAGAGGATGCGTATGGTTGATTTATATTCGCCTGCCCAGCTTGTGCAGGTGGCTAATGCTGAAGATGTGCAAAAAAAATTAAATGTGTTGTTTACCAGTTTGTTTTTCACTCGCTCGGTAATGTTTGAATCGAGAGACATTATTCTTGATACGATCGACGATCCAAATATCCCGATCGCGGCGTTTTGCTCTCCTATGGTGGGCAGTAAAGTTTCACGAGATGAGGGATACGAATCAAAAACAATTCGCCCTGGCTATATGAAACCGAAAAGCAGCATTGATCCAAATAAGTTAGCTGTGCGCCCTGCTGGTGTGTCACCTGAGCAATACAATGCTTTTGGGGCGCGTAATATTAAAGTTAAACAGGCGATTGTAAATCAGGCTAAAGCTATTCGTACACGTATTGAATGGCTTGCTGTTCAGGCAATCACAACGGGGAAAAATATCATTGAGGGCGATGGTATTGAACGTTATGAGCTGGACTGGAATATAAAACCACAAAATATCATCACTCAGTCTGGCGGTACTGAGTGGTCAGGTAAGGATAAAGAAACTTTTGATCCAAATGATGATATTGAGAGCTACGCAGAATTTAGTGAGGGCGTCACTAATATCATCATTATGGGCGGTAATGTATGGAAGAAATACCGTTCATTCAGAGCGATAAAAGAGGCTCTGGATACCCGTCGTGGTTCTAATTCCGAACTGGAAACGGCCCTTAAAGACCTTGGTGATTCGGTGAGTTTTAAAGGGTATATGGGCGATGTTGCGATTGTTGTTTACAGCGGGCGTTATACCGACGAGGACGGAACTGAAAAATATTTCCTTGATCCTGATTTGATGGTGCTTGGCAATACGGCTCTCCAGGGGATTGTCGCTTATGGCGGTATTCAGGATCCGGAGCTAATCCGGATGGGGCTGACTAAAGCCGAACTTGCACCGAAAAACTATATTGTGCCTGGTGATCCGGCTATTGAATATGTGCAGACACATTCAGCACCACAGCCAATACCGGCCCGTATCAATCGTTTTGTTACCGTTCGCATTGGCTAAGGGGGGAGCAATGGCTACTCATTACACTGAACTCATGGCTGGCACTGAAGCACTGGTTACTACGCTGGGGATATTTTCAGCTAATAAAGGGGTAATTCCTGCATTTACGCCACTGATGCAGGAAGATACAACAGGTGCACTGGTGGTATGGGATGGTACGAGTGCAGGTAAAGCTGTTTATGTTTCCGCTGTACAACTCGATACAGCGAAAAAAACACAGGCTCAGGTCTATAAGACAGGTGTCTTAAATGTTGATGCTCTTAACTGGCCTGAGTCAGTAAAAGAACTGTCAGTAAAGGTTGCAGCGTTTGTTGGCTCAGGTATTTCTGTTCAGCCGCTGGCTCGTGTGTAAAGGGGGATACAATGCAGAATCATTACAATGACCTTAAGCCAATTGCCGAAATGATGTATCCGGATCCAGCAGTAGAGGAATTAAAGGCTATTGCTGACAAAATGCGTTTAAGCGAGCGTCTTGTTGATATGAATCAGGTGATGGAACTTACAACCCTGAGTCGTCGTACACTGCTAAACCTTGAAGCACGTGGAGAGTTCCCCGAACGCGTGCAGGTTACGGAAGGGCGTAAGGCCTGGTATTTAAGCGAAGTGATCGACTGGATAAACAATATTCCGCGCGCTTCTGAATATTGCCGCGTACCTGTCCCAAAAAAGCCAGATGCGGCGCTATGCCTCAAGATTGATCGTGTACGCCGCAATGCACGGGATGGTCGCTATAAGCTGATTGGTTGATGAAATTAGGGCCCGTTCTGGCTGGCGGGTCCTTTCCGGCGATCCGGTAGGCTACGGGGCGTCAGGCGCGCGGGTTTTCGCTTTTTATGAAAATTTTCCGGTTTAAGGCGTTTCCGTTCTTCTTCGCCGTAACTTTATGTTTTTATTTGAAACACCCCCTGAAAAGAAAGGAAACGACAGGTGCTGAAAACGGGCTTTTTGGCCTCTGTCGTTTCCTTTCTCGTTTTTGAGCAAAACTGGCTCTATACATGCTTAGAAATGCTAGGGTTTTTGCGTAATACAGGTAGTGCAGGAGATTCACCAGGGGATTATTCATATATGCTGGTAGGCGCTATGTGTTAGTGGTGAGCGAAAAACAATCAAAACCGACACCGTAAAAATAAAAATCACAAATTATCAATTAGTTGTGCCAGTGGTGATGGCGAATGAAATTTCAAAAACTAGCCTTTTTCCGCGATGCTTTCGCCCCGTGGCAGGCCACCCCACCAGGAGGACCCGCTACAATTACGGTATCAACCTCATCACTATGGAGGCCATGACCATGACCGAGACCGAAGCGCTCGAAATAATCCGCAGTATTACCGGAATCAGCCAGGCAACAGGCAAACAGGAGGCCACGCAGCCGGACAGCGTCACCGCTGAAAATTACGCGCGTGTGGTGGCTGAGGTGATGCGCCGTGACGGTATTGAGCTTAACGGCGTGGATATGCGCAACATACGAACCAGAGTCCTTGAGTTGCTGGCATACCGTCGCCGTTCTCAACAACGGAGGGAGAGCGCGAAAAATACTTACCAGTGGAAGAAGCCGGAACGACTGCGGTGGTAACTTGCTGATATTCCCGATAACGCAAAATTGCGTTGGCTGGTGGGTGAGTTGCAGATCTGCAACTCGACCATGAAACTACGGAAACTACCCGTAGTTTGGGTAGTAAGAGTAACACCCAGATTTTGGGGCTTACTCGCGATACCCAAATAAAGGGTATCGGTGGAAGAAATATCGTTTCTCATATGTGAGTACCGAGGGCGGAATTCCGCCTTCGGTTACTTATTGTGCTCATGCACAGGGAGAGGCGGGTACAAATCTCTGTACCCTGACGTCTTCCGGACTGCCAGCCCCATCGTTTTTTTACGCCCGCGAAAAATAAAAATTGTTTGTATGTGAGTATTGTAGCCAGCAAAAGCTCTTTCTTTAGTGGCTTATTGTTTCTAATAGATTTTGGGAGGTAGAAATGGGAGGCCCAGCGAAAGCTGGGCCGAGCTTGTTACGCTGTCATTACTTCAGCATGATAACTAAAGCTATACATACTAGCACTACGGCTATTGGGCATAGACCTAAATTGCCAAGTGCTGCGATTAAACCTGTAACGGCAATCACACGTGCAGACAGCAGGTCTGAGCCCTTTCTTAAAGTATCCATTGATACCTCCGTCAGGGTTTTTGCCGGTCTCTTGGAGAGTTGGGGGCAAAAGTTCAGACCCGTAGCACTTTCTTGTTCGCAGGTGAACGGCTGCTACGACCCAACTGTTCTGTAGGCATGAGCCAATTCTTACTTGTTAATACTTCTCAGAGGTATCCTATAAGTATCCTGGTAAAGCAAGATAGTTTGGATACATCTGTAATTCATTGAAATCTGGTGGCCCCTGCTGGACTTGAACCAGCGACCAAGCGATTATGAGTCGCCTGCTCTAACCACTGAGCTAAAGGGCCTTGAGTGTGCAATAACAATACTTATAAACCACGCAATAAACATGATGATCATATGATGTAAATAACAGATTTTTATGCGTTCCCATTCACCTTGGGTCGTGATTACACGCGACATAAAACCCGACACCGCCTCCATTCGCAAAGTCGATACTCGCAGTCAACAAGCAAATGTTAATAATTAGCACTATCTATAGTTATCATCGATTCAATGATACTTTGTAATGATTTTGTATCTAATAATATAACTTTATTACATTAGCTGAAGAGTTTTCGCATCATTATGATATCTGTTACTTTTCACTCCATAAAAATAAACTTCGTATAGCAATATATTCTTTCATAGATCTTATTCTGCTAATCATTAGTTTCGTATGAGCGATTTTTGACAGTTGCCTCTCCAGACCACATCGATAATTAATAAAACAGATTTAAGCATTATCCTTTTCCATATAAATATTGGATAAAAGTAGGACATCTGTTTGCAATTACTTTCACAACAATTAAACATTTTTATGTTTCCGTATACATCATATTACTCTACCATTAGAGGAACTTTATTATGTTTTCTATAAAACCAGGACCCAGAAATTTACCTATCGACAACCCCACATTGTTATCATGGAACATTACTGACGGGGATCTAAATTCCAAATTAAATACATTAGAATATCTAAACTGTATAACAAATATTATTAATTCTTGTGGAGTTTACCCTCAAGGATTAAAAGACAGAGAAATTATATCAACTTTTCACGCAGAAAAAGTTATTAATGATCTGTTAAAAAACGATTATAAAATTTCCCTTTCTCCAGATACAACTTACCGAGAGTTGAATAAAGCAGCACAGCGTAGCATTACAGCGCCAGACAGGATAGGAGAAAGAAAAACATAGGTTTATCAACGAGATACAATGATTGAAAGAGGTGATAACAGCGGTGTTTATCAGTATGGTCGTGCTGAACATTTCACCCACATTATATCTGACAAACCTTCCCCAAAAGATAAATATGTTGCATATGCTATTAACATTCCTGACTATGAGCTGGCAGCCGATGTATATAATATTAACGTGACGTCACCTTCCGGACAGCAAGAAACATTTAAAATATTAATCAATCCAGAACATCTACGGCAAACACTTGAGCGTAAATCTCTTACTGCTGTTCAGAAATCACAATGTGAAATCATCACCCCCAAAAAACCTGGCGAAGCGATTCTTCATGCTTTTAATGCCACCTACCAGCAGATCAGAGAAAATATGTCTGAATTTGCACGTTGCCATTATGGGTATATACAAATCCCTCCAGTGACAACTTTCCGTGCCGACGGACCAGAAACTCCCGAAGAAGAAAAAGGTTACTGGTTTCACGCTTATCAACCCGAAGATCTTTGTACCATCCACAATCCAATGGGAGATTTGCAGGATTTTATCGCATTGGTTAAAGATGCTAAAAAATTTGGTATCGATATCATTCCTGATTATACCTTTAACTTTATGGGAATCGGGGGTAGTGGTAAAAATGACCTGGATTATCCCTCTGCTGATATACGAGCGAAGATCAGTAAAGATATAGAAAGTGGTATCCCTGGCTATTGGCAAGGTCAGGTTTTGATTCCATTTACTATAGATCCAGTAACAAAAGAACGTAAACAAATCCATCCAGAAGATATACATCTCACTGCAAAAGACTTCGAAGCAAGTAAAGATAATATTTCTAAGGATGAATGGGAAAACCTCCATGCATTAAAAGAAATCGTTTAA